GTCGAGCGCAGCCTCCATCGGGTTGACGCCTTTCTTCTTGGCGTTGGCGAGCACCTGTTCGATGTTGACGCCGAACTTTTTGAACCGTTTGACCGCATCAGGCGCGGTCATTTTGAGCATGGCGTCCGTCATCCGGGTCGCCGCTTGCCCAGCATCCGGCGCGTCCTTGCGCACCATCTGCATCATCGCCGCCAGGCTGACCGCACCCTGCTTGCCTTGGATCCCCAGCGTGCCAGCTGCCGCCGCGATGGTCGGCATGAAGGTAGCCATGTCCTTCAGCTCAAACGCGCCGGCTTTACCTGCAAAGGCGAGCGCATCGAACGTGGACTTCAGCTCGGTTGGTTTGATTTTGAGGGCGTTCTGGAGCTGGAAGCCGGTCTTCGTAACGTCGGTCAGCTCCGAGCCGGTTGCGGTCGCAACCTTGCCCAGCGCCTCCATCGAGGCGACAGCATCCTTAAGGTTTAGGCCCTGGGCCACCAGGTCCTGGACGCCCTGCGCCAGCACCGTGGGTGCCAGGTTGGTCGCGTTGCGGGCTGACAGCGCAGACAGCTGTGCGCCCAGCGCCTTTAGCTCCGACTGGCTGGATCCGCTGATCTTGCCGATCTCGGTAAGCGAGGTCTCAAACTTCGCAGCGGTCCGCACCGACTGGCCCAGAGCCAAGCCGATTGACGCCGCGCCAGCTGCCGCCACTTGGAACGCATCGTTCCGCAGCATCCCCTTGAAGCCCTTAGCTCCAGCGGTTGCCGCGTCGTTGAACGTGCGGTTGACGTTGCGGGAGAAGCTGGAGACCTGGGCTTGTGCCGCCCGGAGGGAGGCCGCCAGCGACGCCGCCAGCTTGCCTCCGATCTCAACGGTGATCCTGCTGGTTGCCCCGGCCATTGCTTACCTCCGTTTGGTCTTGGCCGCGATCTCCTTCTCTACCTCCACGGCTGTCTTGTGCCATGCCAGCAGATCTTCCTGGGTCAGGTTGAGCAGATCTCCCAGGCCCCAGCCGGTGAGCTTGGCGACGATCACGCAGATGCGTCTTAGCTCTCGTCCTGGGGCCCAGTGAAACCCGCCATCACGTTGGCGAGTTTCTGGAAGTCCACTATGTCCAGCTGCTGGATGGTGGCAGGGGGCACGTCGCACAAGGCGGCCATCATGTTGACGGTCTTCTTGGCCTCGGTGCCCTTGCCTTCTTCGAAGGCCAGCTGATCGGCCACGGTGGGCCGGCGCATGGCCAGAGTTGAAACCTGGACCCCATCGACTTCGACGGGGTAGTCCAGGTCAATCGGGGTAGTGGGTCGGGTTTTCATCTAGGTCAGATGCCGATTGCGGAGCGGATGCTTGCGAGCTGATCGGCGCCATTGATGATCCGGGTCATGTTCTCCACGTCGATCTCATGCACCACAGACCCACCGATGGTGAGCTTGTAGTACCGGAGACCCATGAGGAACGTGGCCTCGGTGATTTCACCGGCGACCATTGAGCCGGGGTCAAACTCCTTGATGTGGCCTGTCACGTTGTAGACGATCGAGGTCGCATCCTCGCCGTTGGCCATCAGGGCACCACGGATGGTGGCCTGAACGGCTTTCTGATCGAGCAGGCCGAACAGATTGAGAACCTCGAGCTCGTACTCGGCCAGGACGAACTCCATTTCGAGTGCTTCCATGCCCATGTCGATCTGGGCTGGGAGGTCCATGCCGCCGCCGCGATACTCCTCAGCCATCACGGTGAGGCTCGGAGGGGACAGCTCGGTTACGCGACCGGCGTAGCCACGCCCGTCCACGTAGAGGCTGAAATTGCGAAGAGTCTTAGGAAGTGCCATGGTCGACCTCAGTTAGTGGTGAGAAGCTCGGTCAGGTAGCCGTTTGTCAGCACTGACCGGAATGTGACTCGTTCTGCCGGGTAGCAGGGGGTGAAATCAAAGTCGAACGTCACCTGGCCGTTGGCGATGTCGCCGGGGCCATTGGCCTCGGGATCTATCCAACATTGGCCACCGAGGATGGCACCGCGAGCCTTGAGGCTGCGCAGGTACTCGTTCACGCTTTCCGCAACGTCTTGGAGATAGGTGCGGTTTATGCAGCGATCGACCGCCCAGAGGTGGCCGCGCAGGATTGACTCGTTCACCATGTCAGCGGTGCGGCGCACGGAAAGGTACTGCCACTTGCTGTCGCTTGCGGTGGTGCGATTGCCCCATAGGCGGAAGCCCTGCTCCCGAATGATGGTGGCCACCTTGTTCTCGTTGAGGATGTTGGCTGCCGAGTTGGCGTCGCCCAGGGCAAAGGGCACAGGACGGCTGACGCCGCTGATGCCTTGCATGAGCTTGTTCGAAGGTGACTCCCAAAAGCCAACCTCGGCATCGACGCGGGCGATCATGCCGGCCACGCGAGCGGAGGGGGGCTGATTAACAAAGTTGACGCCGCTGAGCACCCTGACCCAGGGATCCACCACGAACAGACGTTCGTCGCCGTGGTCGTCGGCATAGGCTTGCGCCGCTGCGTCGGTGGTGTTGGGGCCGTCAGCGATCACCACGGCGCGCAGACGTTCACCCAGGCCCACGGAGTCCTGTGCGATGCCAAGCATCTCAGCCACTACCGGGTTCACCAGGAAGGAGCCGGCGTTGTCGGGATCTGGAATGCGCTGATGAGTGAAGCCTGGTGCGATCAGGATCTTGGGCTGCACGCCCAGATCCACCTCTGCCCTCAGCAGGGCGTAGACGCCGGTATAGGCAGTTGAGTTGCCCACCACGTTGGACATGGTGGCCATCTCGTTGGCCCCTTCAGCAACCCGCACCACTACGACAGCAGCTCCGATCTGATCGAAGATGCCGTCCATGGCGGAGGGCAGGGTTCCAGTTGATCCCAGCTGGGAAGCCTTGGCTCGGCTGCCAGCGATCAACACCGGAGTGTTGAGCGGGAATGCGTCGTTGTCAGCGCTCGGTGCTGTGCCGACCAGGCCGATGACCGCCGACCGCACGGTGCGGATAGGACGGATGCCTGTATCGAGCTCCAGAACCTCGACACCGTGCAGAAAAGTGGTCATGGCGAAGGAGTCCTCCTTAGGGTGATTCTAGGGGTGCTCAACGGCCTTGCCCCCGGAGCTTCTTGCGTCCGTGGCTGGGCTTTGAGTGAAGGCCCTGGCCTTGTCTTGTGCGCTTGGGTTTGCACTCAATTTTGTCGCCGGTTGGGCGTGTCTTGGTTTTAGCGGGCATCGTTCAGCTGCTGCATGAGGTATTCCCGCAGCGCCTTGTCGGCTGCGGTTGGGTTCAGCTTTAGGTCAAGCTCGAAGATGCGATCACGCAGCTGCTGCTTGCGTGCAGCGGCGAACTGTTGCTGGACCTCCTGGCTCTTGGCATAGCGGTTGTCGATGGTGATGGTGGTGCCGACGATAGACGCGAGCACCGCTGCACCTGCTCCAAGTAGCGACCACCAGCGCGGCATCGTTATTCTCCGGTCGCAGGAGCGTCAGGATCTGGCTCGGTGGGATCAAAGAACACGTCTTGCAAAGAGTCGTAGACGTAGCCAATGCCAGCATACGTTCCGCGAATTGTGCCGTTGTAGCTCGTTTGAATCCAGCGCCCACTAAGTCGACAATCCTGCGCGAGGTATTCTTCGCCGCGATGCTCTTGTTCATCAGGCACAACAAGCACACGAAGCACCACGTTGTTGTCGTCGAGTTCTGCGAAGTGAGCCATGGTTAGTAAAGTCTGTAGCGAATGATTACGATGCCAGAGCCACCGAGTCCGCCGGTGTTGCCATTGGGATGACCGCCTCCGCCACCACCGCCGGTGTTGGCACCACCGGCCCCGCCCAGTGCGCCGCCACCGCCATTGCCGCCGGTGTTCCATGAGCCGCCGGCACCGTTGCCAGCGGTAGTTCCTTGTGCCACGGAGCCGCCACCACCGCCACCGATGCCACCATTACCACCGCGCGAGTAGTGCGAGCCACCGCCACCGCCACCACCGTAGTAGTAGTTATTCCCGTCGATATTGCAGAAGCGCCCGGGTCCGCCGTAGCCGCTGCCGTCTGCAACAGTTGAGGGCGCATACCCGATGCCACCAGCGCCGCCACCGCCCGATGAAGCGTGAGCGCTGTGGTTATGCCAGTTGCAACTACCGCCGCGGAAACCCTGCCCCGTAGTGCCTGCCCCGCCCTGACCGTTGGACACGCTCAGAACAAACGTCGCACCGCCGCCACTTCCACCTTGCTGAGCATTTGCGTGGTCATACCAGCTGCCACGGCCTCCGCCATTTGCGATCTGTCCGTGAAAAGAGGAGTTGCCGCCTTCGGCGTTGCGAGCAGCCCCCCCACCAACCTCGACGAGATACGTCCCGGCAGGCACGATCAGCTTGCTGCCGACTATGACACCGCCAGCACCGCCACCACCGCCGCCATGACCGCCACCTGAGCCGCCGCCGCCCACAATGAGGTAGTCGACCTCGCAGGTGGAAGTTGCAACAAAGTCGGCTGTGGCCATGTAACGGTGAACCCTATAGCTGCGCCCGTTAACTGTGATTGTCGTCTCGATGCCACCTGTAGCTGCAGAGATGATCCGACTTGCTGTCGGTGCCACTACTACGCCAGTCACTTTGCGCAGTTGTGCTGCGTTGATAAAGGTCATGGCTAGTTCACCTTGTACCGAATGATCACGATGCCGGAACCGCCAGCAGCAGCAGACGCTCCCACTCCGCCGCCACCGCCGCCACCGCCTGTGTTAGCAACGCCGGGCACCGCCGCCGGTGAGCCGGTGTAGTTGTAACTCCCACCAGCGCCGCCACCGCCGGCACCACCTGGCGAGTTAATCCAGGAAGTCTGCCAACCAGATCCGCCGCCGCCGCCGCCGTAATACTGCACCGAGCCAGAAATGCTTGACGGCAAGCCGATGCCACCGGAGCCAGGGTGCATAAGGCTGCTTACACCTGCACCGCCAGGAGAGCCTGCGCTACCTGCGCCGCCGCCGCCGCCAGAGGGGTGCTGATTACCACTCGTACCACCTATGCCTCCCTCAAACCCTTGTCCCAATACACCAGTGCCGCCAGGCTTATTTGTGTAAGTGCCGCCGCCACCACTGCCGCCATTGCTACCACCTGGGCCGCCCTCATTATCGCCCTTGCCGCCACCCATCGAGACAATGCCAAAAGCAGATGAGTCAAGGCCGTTTTGTCCTCTTTCTCCGCCTAGGCCTACCGTGATGGTGTAAGTGCCGGGGGCAACATACAGCGGATCTTCTGCAGTCAAGTTGCTGCCGCTGACGCCGCAGTTAGTTCGAAATCCGCCAGCGCCGCCGCCGGCTGACACGTTGTGAGTGCCAGCACCACCGCCGCCGCC